CTGAATTACACCTGCTTTATTGTCTCCATAGTTGGCCCATTGCTGCTCAACATCGTCATAGTTAGCCAGGATACTTTCGGCCAGCGCATTCGGATCGGTAATCAGCGGTGTCAGCAAAGCCTTTCCGTCATCAGACTGAAGGTACTCCTCAACCACGCTGCCTATCAGGTCATCGGCATTGACGTTGGACATGCCTGCCTTAAAGTCTGTCCAGTCACCGGTATTCCCGATTTTGTCCACCAAACGGGCGCGGTACCAGCGGCGAACGCCTGCAGGCATCGGGCCGTGTTGGTAGCTCACTCCCGGATAGGGAATATAAGCGAGGAACTGCGGATTCTGTCCATCTGCGGTCGTGGCAACCTGAATCTCGGTGTAAGCCGTATCGCCGGAACCATCAGGAAAACCCCATGTGACATCAATAGCCCATACCACGTTATCTGTGGCCATCAGATTAACAGGTGTACCGGGCTTACCGACCTTTCCCGTCAGCGCTGTAGAGTCTGCATATCCCCAAGGTGATGATACTTCAGCAGCATTGACCGCTCTCACCCTGACATCATAAACGCCCGTATAGATGCCGCGAATACTGAAGCCCTGAGCGCTGGTCTGGCTGACGTTAACCCAGTCGCCTTTATCCTTACGCCACTGAGCCACGTAACTGATAGCACCTTCAACCCTGTCCCATGTCGCCTGCATTGAAGCCACCGACAGGCCCTGCTCAACATAGCTGACTTCTTCCAGCTTGATGTTGGCCGGGGCCTTCAGAACGTTGATGGGGGTTACAGTAATGGGCGCTGGCTCAATGCGCACACCATCATCAATGTAGCGGTACTTGTTAGGGTCATGCTGGACGCCCGCCACAGTAAACGTGCCATCGTCATTGCCTGAAATTGACGTAACACGGAAGTACTGAATAGCCAGCTTGTCACTGTCAATCGCCCAGACGGCACCTGCAACAGGGTCCATTTTGAATGAGGTGGCTACCGTTACGGTTTTTTTGTCTGCACTGACAGCGGATATGGTGCGCGTCTGCGCCGTTCCGTCAGGCAGATTCACCACAAGCCTGTCGCCAGCGGCATAATCAATGGCGCGGTCCAGCCCGAAGCTGCGCCCGTTAACTGAACTCAGCCGCCCGCCGTTTTGCCTGCCACTTCTGAAGGGGTCAGCTACGCCGATAATTTCAGCCGGCACCGGAATATAACCATCCAGGCCAACGCCGAATGATACGGTACCGTCTTTCACATTCGACAGAATAGCCCAGCGGCCACGACGGTGCGCCTCACTCTGCGAAGTGCAGCCAATCGCCGTCAGGCTCATTTCTCGCACACCATAGCGCTGAACCAGATCGGAATCGTAAACGCCTTCAACCGTATCTGAATAGTGGTTGATTGGGTCTGACCAGCTCACCTGACAGGATGAATACCGGTTCTTATAGCTGCCTCCTGCATAGGTAAACAGCCCGTCAATTACGTTTGATGCGTGATAGACAAAATCCACATCAACGTTACCGTTTGAATCGACCTGCGGCACGTCGGCATTGACGAAAATCTGGTTGTTTCCCCAGAAGGTAATACCTCGGAAAATTGCCGCAATATCCTTCAGAACGGTATACGCATCCTGCTGACTCTGGATGAAAACGTTACAGGTAAATCGCGGTTCGGTACCGCCAGCACCGTTCGGCACTGACTGATCGCAGTATTGCGCGATGCTGTACAGCTCCCACTTGTCAATCATGGAAGCATCGACACGCGTTCCCATACCATAAATTCTGTCCAGAACCAAATCGTAAAAAACCCATGCAGGGTTGTTGGTGTAAGCGTACTTAAAATCACCTGACCACGTACCGTTATAGGTTCGGCTGACCGGGTCATAGGTTGTTGGCACGCGCACCAGTTTGCCTTTGGGCTTACAGGTGACTTTAGGAGCCTGCCCGTTGAACTGGCTGGCATCAACTTCAATATAAAGCAGCGCAGTGTTCGGATAACGCAGTTTGCTATCGATAACCTCTGCGAAAGAAAATACTTTGAAAGCATTAATTAACTTTTGAGAGGTTGAGTCAGCGGTGATACGCCGCACCCGGATTGACCAGCCGCTGCTGGCCCGAGGCAAATCAATGCGGTGATCGCGCTGATACTCGGATGTCGTTTTACCGCTGAAACGGCCATCAACCACGTGAACCCAGCCGCCGCCGTCAGTAGACAGGTCTATGGCGTACTGCGTCACAGTGCCAACCATGTCGTTATTGTCTTTATACTGATACTGAATAGGCAGACTCAGTTTGATGCGCACGGCATCCAGAGACAGGTTGTTATACTGGCGCGTCCAGGGCAGTGACTGCGTAACGGTAACACCAACAGACAGCTCGTTATCAACCTCTGGCATGCCATAAATGTAGGTCTGATCCTGTGTGCCTTTGCGCCAGTCCCAGATAACGCCAGTGAAGTTGTAGCTGCCGTCGTTATTCGCAAGCTGCGTGTCATTCAGGTAAATCTGCTGTGCAGTTAAATCGCCCTGAATCTCACCTTCTGATATTGCCAGCAGCATTTTGAGTTTTGCGACTGAAAGCAGATCATCAGCCTGCTCTACCGGAGTGTGCGCACTGCCACCGCCACCACCTTTGTTACCCTGGATAGTCACACCTTCGAGAAGCCGCATATTTCACCCATAAAAAAAGCCACCCGAAGGTGGCCTGTGGTAATAAAGATGTTTATTGCTGATCGCTGGTAAAGCTGCCTGCGCTGATTATCGCCCCGCCAATTTCACGCTCGCCGTAAAGAACGGGAACCGGATAGCCCATCGCAACGGTGTTAACAGGCGCGCCGAATGCATAGTTAGGCTTGTTGTCCGTGCTTGATGACGCGCCAACGTTAAATTTAGGCTGCGGCGTCAGCATCTGAACCACTCCGCCGAGCAGCATGCTGATACCCAGACTTGTCAGTGCGGTTGTGGCTAACCCTGCTGCCGTGGCAGTGCCCAGCGCCGCGCCGTATGCTGCGAGAGACGCACCCGCTGTGAAAAATGCGGCCACGATAGCCACAGCACCAATTATGATTTGCAACGTGCCGCCGCGCTTTGAACCTTCAATAATGGGCTCCATTTCAAATTCAGCGGACGCAGAACACATATCAAACTCCTGAAGCGAGATATTGTCTTTGCCACTGAAGAACGCAAAACGGACGCCGTTAAGATGCGCGTTAGATACGTACTTTTTGAAGCCCGGCACCTGTGAACACATAGCGCGGATAAGCTCGCGCAGGTCTGCAACGTGGAAGCGGTGAACTCGCCCAAACTTTTTTGCCATGAGTCCTTTCAAACGCATTGTTTTAAGCATCAGCCAGCTCCTTTCGACGCACCACACGGACAGTGCGGTTACGCCAGTAGTCACCATAGGGAACGCGCGTGGAAAGATTGCCCGAATTATGGTGAAGCATGAGGTTATCACCGAGGTAAATAGCGGCGTGGTTAGTTACAGGTGCCTGAATGCGCATCATGATCATGTCGCCCTCACGCATCTCACCGGGAGGGACCTCAATAAAACCTTCAGCCTGCCAGTTTTCGTCATAACGGTTTTCTTTGCCGTCTACCCACCATTCGTAATCCACCGACCAGTTATTCAGCGTGATGCCATGCTCCTGACGGTAATAATCCATGATGAGCGTCCAGCAGTCAGCAAAGCCCAATACCCACTGACGCCCAATAAGCTCGCGTTCGCCGCGGGGGCTGATTGTGCAGAAATCGCCGTCCGGCCAGGACATGATCCCCCACTCAACGCCGGAATAGTCACACTGCACCCGGTCACGCTCAGACGGAATGAGCTGCGGTACGTCGGGGTGTGAATGGATGACCATCAGTACTGTGCCCTGCTTTTCCGCCTCCCGCTTTTCTTCGGGCGAAATCGAAAAATGCTCGGTTGGATTGTCTGACATATTTTTGCAGGGGATATAGATTTGAGCCCTGCCTGCCTGAACCACCAGCCCACAGGCTTCTTTCGGATACTCAGCGGCCACATGCTCTGTGATTGCCGCCATAATTTTTTTACGCATCGCTATTTCCCCTGAAGGTTGGCGGCAGGGAAGCCCCCGAAAGGCAGCGGCTCGTTATCACCAAACCGCGCCTTGCAGTCTGCGAGGCGACCGCCGCACACGTCCTTTGACGGGTCTGACGTTGGTGAGCCGTCTTTGGCAAAATAACGATTGCCAGCATAATCACAGCCGGTTCCCGTCCGGTACCAGCCACGCATGCACCATGTGCAGACAGGCGTTATCTGACGGGAGGGCAACTGAAGGCTCTGAATATCGAACGGTGAACACAGTTCAAAATCCACCTGAACGCGGGTTTCCGCTGTCTTTGCGTTAACATAAAAAAGCTGAAGGCGTTCTTCCTGCGGGTTGGCACTGGCATTGCCAGCCGTCCAGTTAGCCGCATCCAGATACTTCACCATCGTGGTGTGTATTTTGACTTTGGCCTTAACCAGGTCATCGAACTGAAGGCAAAGCGCGGTGACGTAGTTACCTACATTGCCGACTGAAAGTTTTGGTGTCGGCTGCGTTCCTGAGCTGGTCATTTCAACCCCGGTCAGCTCATAGGGGTGCGGATCGTATTCATTGCCCTGCCAGATGATTGAAGGCAGGTTTTCAGCCGCAAAAGATTTCCACCCTTCACTGGCAATGTTGTAGGCGTGAAAGCGAAGAACGGTATCAAGCCCAAAATCGGTGCCGTCAATTTCAATCAACTGCACCAGACTGCCAGGCTCAAGCGTCTGTACATCCTGATTAAAACTCATTTTTCACTCGTAAAAAAAGGACGCCGGAGCGCCCTGTAATAGTGTGACATGTCACGGTGCAAAAGCCTGTTCAAAGGTGAAAGTGATCTCCACAAAATCACCGTTGATGAATTTGGGATTAATTGAATCAGCCTTTACCCTGAACAGCTTTTTCTCCCCCCAGGGATTGGTCCACCAGAAAGAGCTGGCAACATGTGATTTGAGAAATGACCTCAACTCAGCGATGACAGCCTTCCTGCCATTACAGGTCAACGACCAGGTTTCAGACTCATCATTGATACCGCGCCCGGACACCTGTTTGTAACCGTCACCAAACTGCGCGGCATTGGTTGCCACGTTAATCTGCTCACTGGCCTGCAGCCTGACTTCCCAAGTAAAGGTGTCTGTCGCCATTTTTACTGCCGCCCGTTGTAGAGGACCCCGCCTGGAGTCATTTGTGATTTAGCCCAGTCGTTAACTTCTTTGCGGATAATTCCCTGTAGCTGTTTCGCGGCTGATGCCGTTTTTTCAGTCCCTGCGTCACCACCGTCAGATGATCCGCTGATATGAATAACCGTATCGCCAATATTGATTACCGGAGTACCGCCACCAGAACGCGCCGCGCCGGACACTACAGGCCGCTCAGTGGGTGCAGTAACCAGACCGCCGTCAGCATAGCCGCGCATCATGTCGTAGAGGTTTGAAACGCCAATACGCTCCGTTGCCTCTTTGGTGAAAACAAACTCACCTTTAT